GACAACTTAACTTGTCTTTTTGAGCTAGTATTACCAGCTACTCTGCCTGCTGAAGCCACCTTTTGTTGAGGCTTCGATTGATTAGAAGGCTCTTCAAACTTGTGCGGAAACTCTGCTCTTAATCTTTTGTCAACTTCACTATAGTATTCATCAGATGAAGCATCATATCCTTCTTTAACTAATTTTTGATCTATTGAAAATGCTGCAAGAGTCATAATTTCATCTTCACCAAACCAACTATTGTTCTCCACCCATTTTTCTTGTTTAGCATCAAGCTTTGGTGGTGCTTGATATTGTGGTGCTGGTTGTTGAACATTTTGTTGTGGTTGACCATTAATATTAACTGGTTGTTCTTGCACAGGTTGTTCCAAAGCCATTTTAGAAGTATTAACTTTGTTTTCTTCTACGGCTATCTTAGCTAAAACCTCTTGTGCTTTTGCAACCTTGTCAAAGTCTTGCACTTCATGAGCTGATTTAAGTGCAGACATAGCTTGTTGTTTTTGCGACTTTAACCTATTTTCTGCTTCCATTAAATAAGATCTATCTAAGTTTGAGCTTTTTGTTTTTAGTTGCTCGTTTTCAGCAGCAGTTCTTTTTGCATACTCATAAGCAGATTCTTGTCCTCTTTCTGCCTCTCTTAATTTTCTTGTAAGATTATTAATTCTTTTTTGCACACTCTTAGAATAGTCTTCAAGCTCTTCTTCTTTTTTTTCTTCGGGTGCATCAGAAACATCTTCTAATTTAGCTTCTGCTTCTTCATCCACAGACTCCATAGGAATCTCTGTTTTTGGTTTTTCTTCCTCTATAGGATCTAGTTCAACAATCTCGCCTTCATCGACTGCTGTTTCTTCTATTACCTTTGCGTTTTCTTCAGACATATTTTCTCCTTATACTGCAAGAATATCATCAGGATCAAGTATGGTAGCTATCACTTCATCATCGTTAATGATTCTGCATTCAGATTCATCACCTAACTTAAAGCGAGCACCAGCATATCTGCCAATTAATACCCATTGTTTTTCCTGGCACCATGGTTTTGCAAATTTACTTGCATCTGCATAGCAGTCAGGACCCATTTTTACCACATACCCAACAACTGTAGCTAGAGATTCTCTATCTACGGTAGATTGTACTAAGTGGATTCCGCCTTCTGTGACCGCTTTACCTGCATAAGGTAAAATCAAAATACGCCATCCTGTAGGTTGTGGCATACGGTCTATTAATGATTTTTCTAATAAAGTTGGGTCTAAAACCCGTGCAGACTCTTTTACGTATGCAGGGTTTTCTTTGACTGGTTGTGGACCACCATCTTCTGTTGGTGTTTCAACTCTTGTTTGTTTTTCTTTTTTTAAGTCAGCTTCGATTAACTTTGCGACATGATCAGGGACTTGTATCTTGCTCATCTTCTTGTGTTTTTCCTAGCAGTTCTCTAAAAATGTTTTCTGCATCGGCTAGAGAACTGTAACGGCCTCGCAGATATTCATACTGAGAGAAGTCTTTACAACCAGACAGCATAGCGTCTTTCGTATCTTCTCTTCTAGCTTCAAGTTCTTTTAAAAACTTTTCAGCAAGCCAAACTGACGACATTAATAAATGCCTGAAAACTTACCACCAAACTCGGCGGCACCCATACCTCTTGCTTTTCCTTTACCCATACCTGGTTTAGCTTTTGTATTAGCTGAAAAAGTACCAGCTTTAGTTTTAGTAGATGCACTACCTTTATTGCTATAGCTGTTTTTATTCTTTAATACTTTGGGTGTTTTCTGTTGACTTATGTCTGTTCTTTTAATCATGTGTTTTATTATGTTGGTTGATTTTTAATTTTGCAAGGATTAATTTTTATTTTGCATCTCTAATAATTTAAAACGTGCTTGCTGTTCTAGCCTAGCCCTAGCAGTTTCATCACGTAAATCTGCTATATCTTCCATAGATTCTATTCTTTCTTTGTCTACGTTAATTCTTCTTTGTGCATCTAATGACTTACGTTTTTCTTCTTGTAAGAACTGTTGTTGTTCCATAGATAGCTCTTGACCTTTCAGTGCAAGTTCTTGTTTTCTTATGGCTACTAAAGGATCTTCATCACTAGGATCAGAAACTTTTTGACTGTATTCTGTTATTAGCTCTGCCATGATAGGTGCAGAAAACTGAGCAAGTAAGTCACCAGCTTGTGCAACCATCTGCTGTGCTTCTGCGGGATTGGCTTGTTGAGCTTGTTGTTGTATTTGTTGAAACTGTTGCATCACCTCTGGTGGCATTTGTTGTTCAGCCAAACTATCTGCTTTCATTTGTAAATGTTGCATGATATGTGAATGTATTAAAGCTTGTACTTGTGCGTTCATTTGCACTGGAGGTGTCTGTAATAAAGCCATATGTGTTGCAATATGAGCATCGTGGTTCTGTTGACCAAATGCTTGAGCTTGTTGACCTAATAAAAGTTTATTGTTTTCAAACCCTGCCTCTAGTGGACTAGGTTGAGTCGGTGGTGGTGGCGTAAGTATTTTTTCTACGTTATCAACGCCTATAGCTGCATACATTCTTTTGTAAGATTCGTATATACCAGTTGGCCCATGCACATCTGGATTAGACTGCACTAATGCCATCATTTCTTGTGCCATAGCAATACGTTGCGATTGACTGAATATATCTGGGTTTGAGATAGGAAATATATCTATCCTATCATCAAAGTCTGATAGTTTTATCTCAGAGTTGCCACCTGCTATTGCATACGGATATTCAGGCGGTAAGTATTCTTTAAATACTTGAGCTAATAATCTAAATTCTTTTTTTTGTGAATTGTGCAGTCTTTTGTGTATAGCTGATAAAACTTTTGTAGATCTTTCAAGTAAAGCAAGAGTAGTACCTACAGGTGCATTAGGATTGCCTTTACCTGTATTAATCTCAGCAATAGATGCAAACTTTTTACCACCGTCTACTAATATACCTAGAAGGTTCAACAAAGTACCGCTTGGCTCTTTAAAAGGTAGTGGCTGTATAGATTCTCTTAGTGATCCGCCAGGAGCATCAACGTCTCTAAACTCTCCAGGTTGTATTGGTGTATCTTCGTCTCTAATTCTTATACCACGAGTTTTAAACCCAGCAGGTAAATTAGCAAGGGTACCAGCGTCAATTAACTGTCTTAGTATGGATGTAGATGCTTTAGATAGACCACCTATCATATGCGTTAAACCAAAGCCGTAGAATCCTAGGCCAGGTAAGAACTTGAAGTGAACAAAGTATTCAACTTTATTTTTAAGTGGATCTTGTTCAAGAAAGTTTCTACGAATAGATAGTATTTCACTAGAATTGACATCAATAGTGACTATGTAAGGTAGTTTTACGCCTGTAGCTTCACCAGAGTCATCCATATCTTCAAAGCCATCTAGCTCTAAATTACAATGCACTTCATACAGCATAGATACTTCACCATCATCATAAGAAGGCTCCATACCAGATAACTTGTCTATTTCTTCTTTTACATCGGATGATTCAATATCATCACCGTAATCTATATCTACTTTACGGTAAAAACCAAGAGCTTGTAGTTTTCTAACTTCATTCTCTGGCATTTTAATAACATTGGTGATTCTAGGACATGATTCTAGATCTGTGGTGTAGTAAGGTACGATTAGGTCTTCTGGGGCTACAAACTTAGAAACAGCTCTACCTAGGGCTTCATCGTAATACACTTTTTTAAATGCAGAACCTGCAAGAGGTAGGTAGAACAACATCTGGTCTAACTCTTCATCAAACTCTTCCATAACATGAGTAATTTGATAGTTCATAAACTCTTTGACTCTTTGGGCTTGTTCTTCAACGCCACTATCGTAAGCACCAATAACTTGTGTTTTTACGGGTCCACCAGAGGGTAATAATTCTTTGTATGCTTGTGCTTGGAAAGTAGTAACTGCTTCACCTAGTAAAGGATGTATAACACCAGAGGCACCTTCAAAAGGTTCAGACCTTTCATCGTCAAACTTCATACCTAAGTATTTAAGGCCATCTGTGTAGGTTCTTTCCCAATCTTCACGAGATGATTTGTCTTTCTCAATACCATCCATAAGTTGATTGGATATTTTAGCTAGATCATTGTCATCCATAGATTCAGCTAAGTTTTCATCAAAGCCTGTGTCTATTTGCTCTTGCATACTAGATTCTAAGACAGCACTGCCATCTTCTTGCATAACAAAGTCTTCCATATTAGCTTCTTCGATTGCAGCCAGTGCTACTTCCATACCTTCATCACCTAGTGGGACTTGGTTTTCTTCGTTAAGTACGGTTGGGTTGATGTCTTTTTCTATTGCCATTAATAATATACCCTTCTAACTGGTGCTTTATCTTGATCTGAATAGTCATCATCGAGAGATACTAAACCACCCTCTCTAAATCTCATCAGAGCTTGAGTCATAGTATCACATAAATCATCATTTTTACCAAAGGGAAAAGCTGCACACTCTTCAATCATCTCTTCGGCAAACTTTTTTTCTGGAGCGTAAACTAATTCAGATTCAAAGATAGGTGCAACTGAATGCATCCTGGTTGATTTATCGTGTCCTCTTGTAGGTGAATAGTTGACAACAGGTATGCCTAGCCGTCTAAGTTCATGGGTAAGCGGGGTTCCAGAGGCTTTTGACTCAATCAGCGTCATATCGGGCTCCCAATACTTATATTCGTTATAGGCTATCCGTTTGAGCTCTGGAAAGTCCCATCTGCCTTTTTGAGCATCAAGCAACATAATACAATCGGGTGAATCGGGTGTTGGTCTAAAAATACCCCATGTAGATATAGCTGAGTAGTCAGCGTTCTCTTTTTTACTAAATGCAGTATCGTAGCTTTGTATAATATAGCTAACAGGTGGCAATGATTCTCCTTCCCACATATTCCACCATTCACGTTTAATTATGGATCCTTCTTCAGAAGTTGGGTTCTGCATCCACTGAGCATTCCATTTTTGTACTGGCAAAGAAGCTTTAACTTTGTTTAATTCTTCTATCTCCCAAAACTCAGGCCATAGTGCATTTTCAGTATCTGGGAATATAGCAGGAAACTCTACAATATCCCATTGATCGGCAGCTTCTTCCTTTTGTGCCTCTAAAAGTTTGGCAGTTAGGTCTATAGAGCTCCACCTTGTCATAACTAAGATAATAGCTCCCCCAGGTTGTAAACGCTGTCTAGGTCCAGAGGTGTACCATTCCCAACAGGATTCCAAAGCACTTGGACTAAGAGCATCTTGTTCTGAATGTGGATCATCAATAATAAGAAGATCAGCACCCCTACCTGTAATAGCACCTCCGACACCAGCAGCGAAGTATTCGCCACCTTTGTTAGTT